CGGTTCGTAATCATCTTTTTGCACTTGATGCGGCTTAAACTTGGAAAAATTCCAAGCATTAAGTGGCTTAACCGTTAATTGTGAGTTGTTGCGCGATATAGTTGATTGTAATGTTTGTTGGCCAGCCATGACTTACCTTAATAATACCTTCTTCATCAAAACCAAGTGGCGGCTCACGTTTAAGTACGCCATTAAATACAGATGGCCCTTCATTCAGATTTTCGTTTGCACCACCAAATGGTACAACCTCGATAACAGAATTTAAAGCGTTACCGATTGATAAGCCAATTGTATTAGTCAAATAAAATAAAATCAAGTTTGTCCTGCGAATGCGCCCAGCAATCGTACCCATTGATTTGACTTCTACTGGAAGCGTTCTTAGTTCTGATGTATATGGTAAACCAGCATGGATAATTGTGGCAAAATCATCTATTGAAAATCCACCAGAATCGACTGTTCTCTCTCCAGCGTAATAGCCATCCGCACATATCGAAACTATCTCCCCATTAAGCCGTGACAATCCAGTTACATCCTTAATAGCTACAGACCAGTCACCAGACGGAATAGCAGACGTACTGGAAAACGATACGCTTATTGAGCAGGTAACTTGTGTCCCGCTTGTATATCCAGTTATAAGCGCTCTGGATGAGCCATGGCGTATTTGGCTACCAACCATACTAGCGGTAAATACAGATGCACTGGCGGCAAATGTAACTGATGAGCCAGATGTAGCGCTTGGGCTTAATGTGGCGTCAAACCTGCCATCATAAGTAGCTCCGCTATCAACAAAGAAAGCAGATTCCTTTCCATTCACGTCTGGTGAAAAATAATCATACATATACTCAACAGTTTGAACGGTAGAACCGCCTATTGTGCGTGACACAATAAGCCATAAATCATCACCATCTTTGTCTGGTTTTGGTATGCAGCATACTGACTTAACGCGTGTGTTTACGCCCCCAAACGAATGCCTGTGCCAACCTTCGACTTGCTGAGTGCGCTCGTACGAGAAACCGATTAATTTCCCATCAGTCCTGACGCACCACAAGGTTGGATCTGGTTCGTCCTGAAAGTCACAATCAACCACACCAGATTCGGTAATATGGTCATTAAATATGGTAACATCTCGGCTAACATAGCTATCAATGCCAAAGTCATAGTTCAGCTCGCGGACTTTCAGACCAGAGCGCGAAACGTACAAAATGGCGTTCCCAACACGGTGCGCCCTAACATTTTGCCTAGAACCAACTTTTGACTCACGCTTAATTGTCACGTTGCTTGGTGTTACTGGAGCATAAGACGATGCTGTTCCGCCAGTCATAGAATGCTCTGCGCCAGTAGTTCCAATCATCAAAATACGGCCAGAAGAAAGCCACTGGATAGCATTAACTTGGTCATCACCAATAGTATAAACAAACCCATCACTATCAGTTACAGTTCCACTAACTTGGCTTGGCGACATAATAACACTGTCGCTAAATGCACCTGTTGCTGATGCAAATAAAGTAGCTGGGTATGACGCTGTATTCGCCATTATAAGGCGTTGTTCATATATCGTTGCAACACTAGGCCAACCCAATGTTCCTCCAAAATAACTTAGCGCCCAAGTTGTTGTGGCTGTAGTTCCAACATTGTATCCTGTTCCAACTGTAGCCGAAACAGAAGTTCCGCTCGTGTAACCAGTGATAGTTGCGTATCCATAATTTGAACCGCTTTTAATACGAATTTGACGCCCAACATCTCCAACAACAAAGGTGGATGCAGATGCTGTAATAGTGATAGCTCCAGATGCAGCGGAGGCGGTCATAGTAGTGGATGATGTATTAATAGGCAAAAACGGGCCATCAACAAATGTAAGAGTTGATATAGTCCAAGCCGTATCACTCGTGCGAGTTATAACACGCGGCTGATAATCTGGGTGAAACACATACAACCTATCATAAGACTGTACATATTTTAATTCGCGCAATATACTTTCTGGCCAAGGTGTTGTTAGTTCGTATGGTGTGCTTGGTGCAGATTCAACCTGACCACGGTTACGATAAAACCGCATATACAAATCACCAACTTCAATGGCGTAATTCTGTGTAGTGGAAAACCGAAATGGGATAAGTATTGTCGTATCAGCGCTATCTTTTACAGATGAAACAAAATATGTCCCAGTACGCTTTGTAATAGCACCTTGCGGGAATGGGACAAAGTTTTCGGAATATTTGAGTGCGTTATAATACGCGTCTAAATCGACACGACCAACAATGCGCGGGGATAACTCACCACGATTGAATACAGACTGGATTACTTCTACAGGTTGTCCCATTAATTGTGCGCCATCACCAGTGTTTCAGCTATGAATTTCTGACTGTCTTGCTCTGTAGCGCCAACGTGGGCAGCGCGAATAATAATCTCTCGCATATCCTGTTTAAGCGCCGCTTTCAACGACTCAGATTGCGCCATAGGCAAGCATAGTTCATGCGCCAATTTTGTCGAAAACGCTTCAACAAATATTGAATCAAATAGGCTTTCGTCCGTAATGCGTTGTATTCCCACAATATTCAAAACAGTCGTGTCAGCTAATATCTTATTACCTTCAACGCTCCAGCGCCCATAAGTACCAAAATAATCTTCATCTGGCTGCACAACGCGCAAACAATCTACTGGCATTTGAAAGTAATTTCCGCCATCAAATAGTGGCTCGTCAACTAAAGGCGCTAACTGATATTGTTTACGTGCAAAGCGCCATAAATGTGAGCGAAGCAAGCTATCACGTATTGGTTCGTAAAAAATTGAGCAATGACGAGCAGATTTTGTGTCCTCGTCCAATGATGTAATAAATGAATCAGAGCCTATCTTTGCGAGTGCGATATTGCATATCTGTACGGCATTAACTGTCATATTAGCTCCATAAAAAAAGAAAGACTATAGCTAGTCAGCCCAACCACGCGCAGGTTGCTCAAACTAATCCTTGGTGCGAAGGATTAGTCAACTACGTAGAAAAGATTTACTGTAAGCGTACCAGACGCAGGGAGCGAAGCGCCGCCAGTTGTCAGGATAATTTGCTCGTCAGCGGTTGTTTCTGTAAGCCCAGCGGTAACACCAAATACCAAAGGAACGTCAGCGGTTGTGTAAGCCGCAAGAGCTTTGTATTTAGCGGTTGAGCCAGAAATACCTACAGATACAGTGGCAGAACCAGTAGATGCGGAAGTGGTCATTGTTCCAAAAAGAACGCGAGCGCCTTTTGGAATGTAACCACCACCGAATACAAGGGTGCTGCCAGATGCTTGTGAAGCATAGGTAAGTGTATCGCTCAGAACGCGAACACGTCCGCCATGCATAGCAGGTGATGCCTTTACAGGTGGATTTGTGTTGAATACGTCCGTTGCGGAAGTAGCGTAGAAAGTAGCCATAATTTATTCTCCTTAAATGTTAAAATTAGGTCGCCAAGCACTTGATTTCAGTTACTTTGGTGTTTTCAAGGCGTGTCGCAGCCATCGAAAGCATCATGTAAGCAACCCAAGGATTACCGCGTTTTTCTTTTGCCTGATAAATATCAAACTCAGGAGCGAGCGCAGTAGCCAATGCCATACCGCTTTTCTGGAAAGCAAAGCAACGCTTGTATCCAGAACCATCAACAGGAAGACGGGTCGATTTGATGAATTTGAAATTACACAAACCATCAACTTCGCCAGTTTCCAAAGAACGGCTAGTGATAAAGTCGGAGCTAGTTGCCTCAGCGGTTGCCAGCAATTTAGCATGGTTCACAGGGTCGATAAGCAGGTAGCGGTCTTCCATGTCAACGTCAGCGGCATCGAAAGTAGTCATTGCTTCGATGATTTTTGAAATGGTCATGTTAGAGTTACCAGAACCAGTACCGTAAGCCCATGAGTTAATGGCTACAGTCTGTGTCAGGGAAGAAGTTCCCGAACCAGTTTTGCCAGTTTTCATGTCAGCATAAAGAGCGGCTATAACAATATCGTCAATCTTACGGTTCATTTGAGCTGCTTGCGCTTGAACAACAGAGCTTGTAGGGTCGATAAGAGTTTTCAGTTTATCGAACTTATCAATAGCTTGTGTGAAGTCATAATCAAGCAAGTCAACAGCGCGGCGTTCAAACAATGTATCGGTATATTGTTTGTCTTCAAAACGTGTCGTGACTTGGCTCATATCACCGTTAGTGCCATAGAGGTCAAAGTAATGACGCTCGCCAGAGACTTGCTCCTCACGGACTGCGCCGCGAAGTTTGCTCTGCTTTTGTTGAGCCATCATTTGTACGGTAGCACCGTACTCCTGAATAAAGGATGTCGTTGGGTTAGTAAATGCCATCTTAATATCTCCTTAGAATGGACAAATGAAAACGATGAATAGCACCACGCTATACATCATACTTGTTTCCAGAGTTGTCCGTCTAATTTGACGCGGATTCGCTAGGAGTTGCCCGACTTAGATGGATTCCGATTAATTATTTTAACTGAGGATTCCTTAACGGAGTTGTCCTCATTAGATTGTAAGTATGCCATAAAAACCTTTGCGGCGTCAACTACTTTGTTCGGGTCTTGATACCCCTGTAGGTGAGCGTACGATTTACAGTAATCAACCGCTAGTTGCAAACTAATCTGGGTGAGCATATTTGAACAACTCCGATTTTCGTTTCATCATAAATTCATGCTGTGGGTGACGTTTATCCAATAGAACCTTAATAATATCTGGGTCTGATTGGAACTTTGATAGTTCCATTTTCGCCTCGTTTGGCGCTAACTTACCATGATTGACATCGCCATTCGCAAGAACCATGCCTTCGGATGTTTTTTCGCCAATAGTAACTAGCGCCTTAATAATAGCTGGATGCTCGAACATTGTTGGGTTTGCTTTAATAACCTCTATCAAACCAAACTTTTCAACGGCCTTTTGCGCAAACGTAATCTTATCATCATAAGCCATACCAAATTCTTGTTTGACCTCTTGCCGCCATTCACCAATTTGTTGTGCTTGCTGCGCTTCCATAGCGGCCTGACCAGATTTTGACTCATTAGCAAGCTCTCCTACCAAGGCATTAAGCGCTTCTTTTGAAACGCCATGTTTGTGAGCTATTTCAGCATATTTACTGGTGACTTCTGGAGGTAATACCTCTTTAAACTGGTCAAGTCCATATCCATTAACATCGGCTGGTCGCCCTAGCTTGTCCCATATAGGGGCCATCGCTTCAGCAGTAGGCTCTTTCGGCAACGCAACAATCTGATTTTTATCCATGCCAATCATTTTGGCAGCATTTGCGTATGACTTCGCAACATCTTCCCAACCGTTGAAACGGGCAAAAACTGGGTCTGCTCTGTATTCCTCTGGCAATGACTGAATAAATTTCTCGCGTGGGTTTTCAACTGGGGTTGGGTCATTATTCAGCATTGGCTCTGCGTTTACTACTGGAGCATCCGCTACTTGAGCGTCAACCACTACGTTATCTGTCATATTGCACCTCGATAGAATGTGTTTCTTTTAGTTCTAAAAGTTGGTTTAAATCGTAGTTTACTTTTGAAAGTATATCAAGAGCAAACACGCGCTGACCTTCGTAATACGGAAGCTCAAACTCTGGTTTATCTTTTACTGGGAATTTATTGAAAATCCTTGCGCGACCACACAAATCCATCAAAACCATTTTACCTTGGTCTGTACCAAATACTTCTTGATATAATTTAATGTAGTCTATTTGGTCAACTTTCTTCTTAGCCACCTTGTAAATCCTTCATTGCACCTGCCGCGTTACCTGCGGACTTTGAATAACTTTCTGCCAATTGCGCTTGCTGCGCCATAGCCATTTGCTCTTGCTGTTGCTGCTCCATAGCCGCGATTTCCTCATCTGTATGGATATACATGATAGGCCATGCGTATGTATTCAGAACTTGGTCTTTTGCTATAGCTTTGGCATTTACAACATTCGCAATTGATTGGTCGAATTGTGCCAGATTTGCCATGACTGTCAAGCCCTGCATGACATTCTGTGCAGATGTGGCGCGTTGAGCAATAGACATAGGTGATGTGTACTCAATTGACACATCCTGCCCTTGCAGCTCTTGTGGTGGCTTAGGAATAAGCCCATTATCCAAAGCCAGCATCAAGGTACGCTTAATCAGTTTTGACAGGAATTCGGATTGCAAGCGCGACAGCATAGGCGACATCATACGCTGCCCCTCTTGGGCGCGTTGCATGACCTCAACCGTTGTTTGCCTATCAATTTGCGGCAAATTCATCCAGTCGATATAGTACATTTTATTAATAAGCTGACGCTTATATTCAAGTACGCCCTCGAAGTAATTAGGCTGGAATCCGTTCTGCCAGAATTTTGGTTCGCCCAAATCAGGGTTGTAGAAGTTAATACCTGATGGGTCTAGCCGCAATGGTAATACCAATCCTTCGGCTGGGGCGAGCAATGGCGGGTCAACATTCTTAGATGCCGCCCGTGTCATAATTTCAGATATTTTATTTAGCTCTTTAACTTCGGCAAGCGCAACCATACCAGCGCCATAACCATAGGTTTCACCAGAGCGTTTTGACCAGCGAGGGAATAGGAATGGAAAATCATCAAACCCATCCTCAACCATTTGGTTTTTGTTATCTAAATCAACAAAGCATGATTTGTACGGCTTTAATTCTTTAGAAGCTCCACGCCCTTTGTTTATTTTACGAGGCTCAATAGCATGGAGAACTTCAAACTTAATATCTTGATTACTATTATAAGCCTTAACTACTTTATCATCCACATTTTCAATGCCAAACTTGCGAATCATGTTTGCAGGTGACATTTTTTCTACAATATAAAGCGTATCAACTTCACCATCATCGTTTTCACAAATATAGCAGCTTGATAGTTTTTTGGTCTGGAAATTAATTTTGCGATTGCCAAATGTAACCGACATAGCGGCGTTGCCAAAGGCCACAACATCCAAATATAGCTCAAACACGCTTGTAGCAAAAGACGATTCGGGCGAGGAAAATACAGTCGATAAGTAATTGGTTGCGCCATCAAGCCATTGACGTGCGCTATCAGTTTCCATCACGCCAGCTTTTAGAAAAAACCACTTGCTCGTAGGTGGTGTTAACATCCCATGCAGCCCAGACGCAAGTTGCTCTGTCGCATGAATAGCGGTTGAATCATATACCGCAATCATACGTTTCTGCCCTTCGCTGCGCGTGACGGTAAAATCACGTTTCGGCAATGTGTAATCAGCAACTTCCTGCCAATACGAATCATAGTTATTTCGGACAGTTTTCATCTGTCCGAGTTTAGACGTGTAATAGGATATGTCTGATTTTGGCATTTAGCCGCCTAAAATATTTGATTGTTCTGGAAGCAAAGTAGATTGTATGCGTTTTCTTCCAGTTATCGCACGGTATTCTTCGTCTGACAATTCTTTGTTTGTCTGCGCTACTGGAGCTGGTTTATCTTTAATAAGTGTAGATTTTTTACTCCCACCTCCACCACCAGCAAGCATAGCTATTGGGCTTAATGATTTTAATGCACCCATTTTACCCGCCCAATAGTGTTGATTTTTTAGTGCCAGCTTGAATATCAGATGTAGCTCCAACTAATGAACTTACAATATTAGCAGTTGAGCCTACCGCTGCCGCTCTGCGTTTGCGCTCGTCCATCAATGCTGTTTGAGCCTCAGTCGTATCAGTGGTAGGAGTAGCTACAACTTGCGCTTGTGGCATCTTTGGTTTTGCAAAAGGATTTAACGAACCCATATTAAGCTCCCTTATCTACTGCGTAATTAAGCGTTCCAGCGCCACCAGCAATAGCATTCAAATGAGTTGCATCAACTGGTATTCCAAATGCCTCGGCCGAATCTGCCCCGAGCTGCAAATCAGTAGTTACAGCAGTGCCAGCGCCATTGGTCATTCTAACCCAGCACGTTACATCCGAATACAGTCTTATAGTATCCTCACTACCAGATTTCAGTGATGCGATGCTTACGTTTGCACTAGACCCGCTTAGTGTTAAATTTCCAGTATTACCAGACTTTAACGTCATTAATTTATTTGTCGTTGCCATGCTACACCGTCCGAATATCTATAAGAGCGCCAGCAGATTCAGTTTGTATTTGCGCTGGAAGAACCGTGATTGTCGATGCTGAGCTTGTCACTACTTGCCATACGCGGCTATTGAGTGGCGAACCAAGAACTTGTATCATTGAGCCAGCTGTAAGTGTCGGAAATCCGCTACCAGCGCTTGAAATTGTATTAGCTGAAGTAAAACTAATATCAGTACCTTGCTCGTTCAGTCCACCAACATCTTGTGTTGGTCTTGACATAGGCTCTCGTGTGTCATTTAAATTAGCGCTATTTGAAATGAGTTGTCGTACTCGCGTACCTATTGTATCCGCCATATTATCCCCTTTGGAGGTAGCTTGCTGAAGTTATACCAAATTCATTAGCACCATTATTTTTCCTAAATATACTCCCACTCTGTTTCTTTGTAAAGCTATTTTTATCACCCTTTACACCACCAAAAGTCAGTAGGAACGCATCCGCCACATCGGGTGAGTGACCTACTCCAGCTGCTTTATCGACAATAGCCCATTTACCGTTACTGTCTTTTACTTCCCATTCCACGCTCGATAACTGAGCTGCGAGTTCATTGCATCCCTTTGGTATGCGGCATATAGATGACTCAAACCATTTGCGCCCTCTATCCCATAGCTCAACCCGTCTTGATGTAAATCTGTCACCAACCTGAGCGCCAGTCAAAGCTACGTTCACACCAGTTATTTTAACGGGTTCGCCAGCCAACGCTTCCCGCAACCGCTGCACAAACCCCGTACCCATACCAATAGCATCAACGCATATCTCGTCTGGCATTTGTGTTGTCTTAGTATTATAATACTCGTCCACAATAACGCCAACGGATTGCATCAGCTCCTTACCACCCCATGCTCGTGGCGGTTCCAGTAATACGTTCCCCATGCGCTTGGCTAATGCTGACTTATCACGTCCGTCCGATACGTCCACACCCCAGATGATATAATCGCTATTAGGTGTCACATCGCGTTCAACCGCCTCATCAATCCAAGGGCGAG